TCATCACTAAGTAGGCGGAGAGCTTCACGTGCTTTGGCGTCTGAGAAGCCATAGATTTGTTTGATACATGATAAATCTTCACTTTTTTCAGCCTTAACCCACTTGACGAAGGGCCTCTTGCGAGACCTCACCGTATTTAGTAAAAAATCAAACTGTGGTTTCTTATCAAGGAAATGCCTACGATTAATTTCATTTGCGTACATAATACAGTCTTTATGATACGACAACGAACGATTCGTCAGGAATGGAACATATGCGTCTTCTGTCTCCTCATCAACAATCATTTGGTTCTTGCCATTCATAATGGCATTTACATAATCAAAAGGTGTACTCATAACCACATCCTTGACAATGCTATTCCATCGATGATGGCAAGAAGAACATAGTTAGCCAGCATACCAAAGGAACGCCGACTAAAAGCGCACCCAGCATATACAGAGGTACTGATGACCCAAGGAATGTAGAGATACTTGAGAGGTGGGTTTGGAACGGTGAGTGCCATAGCGAGAGAGCAACCAATAGACAAAACCCAAGCAGAGACCTCAAGACAAAAACGAATTCGATTACTTTTGAAGTCATTCTTAATCCAGTCTATAGTTGGTTTGAAGAATTCATTCATTTGAACTCACATTCTACCATTAGTTCGGTCAAGCAAGCAACAGTATTAATCTCTGCATCAGCAACGAATGCGTGTTTATACTGGTAGTCAGCAAGAATGATAACTGCTTGTGGAATCGATTGAGGTGCCAATACGTCATACAACGCATCATACAACTTACGATAGAGTGCCGCAGAATCGATATCATTGGATGCAACCCATTTACGAATGTTACCAAAGTCTTTCTCTTTGAGAAACTTGATAACATCATTAAGACCGACCTCAACGATTTGTGCCAAGATACCTGTATCGATTTCACCGAACTTGGAGTATCGTTGTAGTTCATTGATGACACGGCGAAAGTCGGGAAAGTGTTTCTTAACCAACTCTGCAATAACCTTGTCATCGAACTTGATATCTTCACTTTGCAAAACACCTTGGATTCGTTTGAAGAATGCACCTGCCATAGCAGCCTTCTCAGGATTCTTCAATGTGAATTCAACGTTCGCACAACGAGAGTGCAACGGTTCAATGATTTTGTTTTTGAAGTTACAAGTAAAGATGAACGAACAGTTGCCAGCGAATTCTTCAATAACATTACGGAATGCAGCCTGTGCGTTTGGTGAAAGATAGTCTGCTTCGTCAACGATAATCACTTTGCGACCACCTGCGAGAGACATAGAACTGGCATAGTTCTTAATCTTGTAACGAACATTATCAACACCAGTTTCATCTGAACCGTTGATAATCATATAGTCACAACCAACTTCTTCACACATTGCCTTTGCTACAGTTGTCTTACCGACACCAGCACCACCAGACAATAATAAGTTGGGAATTTCACCAGAGTTTACATACTCTTGGAACGGTTTCTTCAAACGTTCAGGAAGAATACACTCATTGATGGTTTTAGGACGATACTTCTCCGTCCACAATAATTGTTCCGACATATCTCACTTCTTTCATAATAAATTTAAATTTTACGCCAAGTATCATTCTCTTTGACGTACAGTTTGCCATCAGGACCAGGTACAATGTTGACCGTTACAAGTTTCTCTGTGCCTTCTTTATACTTAGTACCCATACCCATGACACGATAGGTTCCACCGTTTCCTGTAGAGTAGTCTGTATAGTTAGGCACTTCTTCACCATATTGTGCCATCAATTGCAAAACAGGTTTCTTTTCAAGTAAAACTTCCAACTCTTTGGTTGGAATTTCATCCTGCTTGTAAATAATCTTGGTCGCTTCTTGGTACCCTTTGACACCAACTGCCACTAGGCCGAAAAGGCCTAGTGTCTTAGCAAAATTTCTTCTGCCAACTTTTTCCATGATTAACCTTTGGTGAAGGTTGAACCTGCTTCTGTAGTAATCCAGTATTGCAGTTCTTTGTTCTTGTTCTTAAAGTGAGAGATACCTTTAGACGAGATTTTAACATCGTATGTGCCGGAAATCATCTTCAAGTTTTCTGTCTTAAAGACCATACGATATTTGTCACCGTTGCCTTCTGCAATCTCAAGTGTTTGAGTGTGAGCAGAATTATCTTGCAAGTTCAATGCAACCAATGATACTTTGGTACCATCAGATTCGACAGCGATTTGTGGTGAAGACAAAACTGAGGCAGAACGCAATGCCCAATCCAAGTCTTCTTGTGTGAGTTCAAACGCAATCTCTGGTTCAGGCATGGTCAATGCTTTCTCAGGTGGCGTTACGATACTCTTAGGGTCACAGAAACGGTACTTGGTCTTTGAACGACCTTTGTTACCACAAATGACCACATCGTTTTGAACGAATTCAAATGTTGGTTCATCTTTGTACAACGATACGACTGACAAGAAGTTATTCAAGTCATACACACCGAATTCAGTTGGTACATCTTCTGTGATTGTTGCTTCTGCAAGAATGTTCTTGTGTGAAGATACAGTCTTGATTGTTTTACCTTGTTTGAACAAGATACCCTGATTGATGTTTGCAAAGTTCTTCAATAGGGAAATGGTTTCTGCCGATAGTTTCATAATATACTCCAAAAAATTTTATTCGTCACGAGAATAGATTGTATCATGTTCATAGAGAAACATGAGGCAACACATAGCATGAGCAAGGTGATGTTTGCCAGATTCAGGGTCATTAATCTCACCCTCTTTCCATGCCCAAACATGACGTTGCATTGCATCAAAGTACCTGCGTTTAGAATCAGGTACATTTTTCCAATTGTCACGTTCATACTTCTGAGCACCGAAAGTAAGAATCTCAACTGTTGCTTTTAGTGCCGCAGGTGGCAGTAAACCATATTCTAGTTTACCACCATCAAACTTGCGGCCGCCTGTTGTTGCAGTTTGTGATGCAATTACATCATTAGGCGTTGACTGGCTCATTCTTCGCCTTTACGTAAGTACCTTTCTCACGGGAATTCCAGAACATCTTTCCATTCTTACGATTGTACTTGTTGTTCATGTTTGACAACTCACGGCGTTTAACGTAGTCATCAAATGATTCACCTTCGAGGCGTTGTGGTACGTGCAGGTTCTTCAATGTAGTGGAAAGATTTTGCAATTCTTCCACAGTTTGCACAGTTTGAATTTGAGGTTGTTGTGCCTCGGTGTTGATAGTTAACACTTCACTCATTACAGTCTCCCAGTATATTGTGCAACAGCAGGCATATTACCTGTGAATGCGTAAGTACCAATATGTTGTGTTCGCATCCATGGACACAGATAAATCTGACCACCGATTTTACGCCACAATTGGCAGAACATATAATCTTCACTTAGGTAACGGTCTGAACCACCACCAGTTGCACTATCAGCAGTATCAATGATTGTATCAAAGTATGCATGAATGTATCGTGAACCATCAAAGTTTGCTTGACCAACATGGTCTGGTTTGTAACGCAATTGAGGGAATGCTTCTTCAAGTTTAGGGAATACATGGCGTTTAATCATCATGTAACCTGTACCAATTTCCATAACTTCAAGTGGTTCTGAAACCTGGAATGATTGAGTACCTTTAACAACGTTGAAAACATATTCACCAACCAAGTTTTCGAGTTCACGAGGTTCGATAGTTGGATGTTTACGAGCTGCTTCTGCAATGTTACCCCAGTTCATTGATTTCTTAGGGTAAGGACCACCGATAACGTCTTTGTCTAATGCGAGCATAGCAATAACGTCTTGTGGGTTGAAATGAATGTCGCTGTCAATGAACAGCATATGTGTGTAGTCTGTACGCAAGAATTCATCAACCAAATAGTTTCTTGCTCGTGTGATGAGGGATTCGTTGAATAAGAAGGAGAACTTCACTTCAACACCGTACTTACTCATAACACTTTGTAAGTCCAAACATGATTTCATGTATAGACCGTGATTCATGCCGCCGTACATAGGGGTCGCCACGAATAGTTTGTGTTTTTTCAGGTCTTCAACCTTAACTTGAATTTCCATAATATAACCATTCTAAAATAAAAAAGAGGGAGTGATACTATTATATATCACATCCCTCATAAAATTCGACTACGGAATTAGGCGAATGTTGATACACCTTGAGCACGTAGTGCTTGCAGACCAGCGGCAACTTGGCGCTTAGTTGGTGTACCCAAACGATAGAAAGAAACTTTCTCACCGTGTGTGTTGATACGTGAGTTCAAGTAGATTGCATGACCTTCGTTACGCAACTCATTGATGGTTGCGGATGGATTAGCAATACCAAAGACAGACTGCATCTTAGTTGCGGTCAAGGTGTTGTAATCAGAAGACTTAGACAAGTAAGCGAGAACTTTAGATTTTGCGGACATAATAACTCCATAATAAAAAACGGTCACATTTCAAGGGAACATCTGAGAGGTGACCTGTCTCTCAAATATGCATTAAGTATAACACATTCGACCATCATGGTCAAGCGTTTATGCGGCAATAGTGTCTTTCAAAACTTTATTGCCCTTAGATTGATTGTATTTGCGGCAAACCAATTCGAGGTTGTCGAGTGTAGTTTTGCCACCTTTTGAATAAGGATAAACATGGTCAGCAGCCCACTTATCGTGGTTGTTGATTTCATCCTCAGGGATTTCTTTGCCTGTTCGTGGGCATACACCTTCTTGTTTCACCCATGCTTGATAACGTTGCACTGGTGTGAACAAACGTTCGGGGTCAACTTCGGTAACAACACCTTTTGGAATCTTCGCAAAGTCTTCCAAGATTGTACTCAAACGAGCAGGCAAGAAGTTTGAATTGGCGGCAGAACCAGTGGCATTGTAACTCAGTTCAGTACCATTTTTCAGGACAACAATCTTGCGGTCAATATTTGCCACACGTTTGTTTTCAGTTGCCATGAACCACTTAAAGAACTTCTCACTATCCAAGATTTTGATTTTCTCTTTATTGATAAAGCACATCAACATGAAGAAATTGGTAAGTGTCGATGCGTCTTTGAAACCTTTATCTGCATACTTCTCAATCAAAGTCAAAGTATCAGCAATTGTTTTTTGACCACCTTTTTTACTGATGTGTGCCCATACAATAGAATTATCTTCATATGCTTCAAACTTATCTTTCTTAGAGATACCATGAGCAGGACCAAATGTATAACAGACAGACAAGTTAACAATCTGTTCATCAACTTTCAGTCGTTGGTTTCCATTTTTGAAAATGTATTTGAAAGCACCAATATATGTTTCGGCAGTTTGACGGACATATTCAGCATAAGGAACCAAAATCGCATTACGATTTTCTTGGTCATTCAATGTGAAACCATCATTGATATTAATGAACAAACGAGACAAGTCTTGTCGTGTTGCGACAACATATTCACAAACAGAAACCATCACGTTCACACGAATGTGTTCTTTCAATGCCTTAGGATGGGTTTTAAAAGTATTGTTGTTATTGTTAATAATAACTGGCCCAGTAGGCAAATCATACAATCCATTTTGGATTGCAACTTCACCATTCAGGTATTTGTAAATTGTTTGGGTACGGTTGTTGCCATCGATAGCAACCTTATCGTAACCAAGTTGTTGGAAATTACTGAAATATTCGTAATCGAGGGTATCTTCACTTACCTGTGACAGACATTCTTCAATGTTTGCAACAATGATTTTAGAAGGTGCCTGACCTGTAATCAATGATGTAATATATTTGGACTCTTGGTTCTTATCCCAACAGGCACTACGGTTAAATGATTTATCGAGGACAGTTTTATTGCGGAATGCTGCAATTTTGTCACTTGTCAAATTGTATTGACGGTCGATACCAACGGTTACTTTTACGGATTTCATATAATTTCCTTATATACAAGGTTTAAAAACTGCTCTCATATCAGATTAAGAGCAGGGTCTTTTTGGTCACCCTATGTGACCGAAAATTCTTAGAATGGGATTTCTTCTTCACGGTTGTAGGCAACTTCTTCCTGTGCAACAACTTCAGGTTGATTTGTGCCTGCATCCAGTTTGGTGTACAGGTCAATGAATGACATTTTTGTATCGTCATCAAAACGATTCAAACACAATTCGATTGCCTTAGTTTTGTTACCGAATACACCATAGGTACGGGTAATGTGGACAAGACGGCGAGTGGAGATAATTTCATCGCAACCGCCTTCGGCAAAAGTCTTACGAATCGTATCTGCCCATGTGACAAGTTTCTCGGCAAATTCATCATCAGCACGACCTGCACTTGCCAATTCTTTTTTGACAATCTTCAATTCAGTCTTAGCAGGTGGATATTCTTGTTCCATTGTAATCAGGAATCGTTCCAAGAATGCTTCGTTCAATACATTGGTGAACATGAAACGACCATCTTCACTGCCTTTACCTTTTGTGTTTGCGGTAGCAATGATTGTGAAACCTTCAGCAGGCACAACAGTTTCGTTTTTCTTCTTGAGCAAGAATGGTTTGCCTTCGAGTACACGCTGCAAAGCGGAAAGGTTCTGTGCGCCATAATCGATTTCGTCAATACACAAAACTGCACCTTGACGAGCAGCAACAGTCACAGGACCATCACGCCATTCCATCTGACCATTGATAAGCACAAAGTTACCAAGCAAATCAGATTCATCGGTTTCAGGTGTCATTGAGACACAGATAAATTTACGACCGATTTTGGCACAAGCCTGTTCAACTGACATTGTTTTGCCGTTGCCTGATTGGCCAGTAATCAGTACAGGGAAGAATTGATTGCTTGCGATAATAGAAAGCACATCATCATAGTTACCAAAAGGCACATAGTTCTTATAAATTTTTGGAACTAGGTTTTCAGTTTCGAGGTCTGTAACAACGTTTGCGATACGGTTACCAGTTTTAGGTTCGTCATGTTTCATTTTTAATACCTGAGCAGTCATAGCAATAGTTGGTGCTGGTTCACTTGCAGCGATTGCATTACCAGGAACTTTATACAAACCACGACCTGCACGGTTTGCCAAATCTTTAGTGAACCATTGCGGCCACTTCAAATCATTAGTTTCACAGATATCTTTAATATCTTGCAATTTCAAAACATTCTTGCCTGTAGCAATAGCAAGTTTTACAAATCTCTCACGTGTCTCAACATTGATACGCATAATAAACCTTTTCAATTCTCATTTGATACATCAATTATAACAGGTATTAGAGTGGTTGTCAAGCCCTATGTTGTATAGGAACAACACTAAAATACCGTTATAAATCAACAACTTAGACTGCAATACCTTCGATAAACTTAGAAACCAGTACTCGGTTCACTTGTTTTGCCTTGGCAACTTTAAGGAAAGCACTTTGCAATTTCTTGGCGGTAAACTTACCTTCAACTTCCAATTCTTCATTTTCAATGACAAGCGCACGACCGCCAGGAATCATAAAGAATGAATTGTAACCACGATTGTGCGATTGCAAGAATTTATCTTTAGTAAGATTCTTTGCCATTTCTTTGGTCAATTCGGCACGAACAGGACTATTTCCATAGTAATGACGACCACGAACTTCAATACCAAGTTTGTCATAAAGTGTTCGACCATCTTGGTCAACATACTTGTTCACCATAGCATTACGCAATGCTTGACCTTCACCTGCAATATAGAAACCAAAGATTTTACAACCAGTAGTTTTACGGAACCATTGGAACACACCATAACGCATGGCATCATCCCAATGTCCAGTTGGTGCAGTATCAGGCAACAACATTTCGAACTTGTTTTCTTTATCACGAATCACCACATTTTGTGTCTGTGTATTGAAACCTTTTTGTGCCAAGAATTCAGAACCATAAGAATCTTTATGGTAACCATAAACGCCATTGACTGAATCAGCATCACCGTCATTCACAACACACAAGTTAACCAAGTCAAGATTATTCACTTTGCGGAATTCATCTGTAATTGGTTTCAAGGCAACCATCGCTTGAACCAATGGTGTGTTTGACAAGTGTTCAGAATCAGGACGCAGGTATCGTGTCATGCGACCACCTTCATAGGACTTTTTCAATGTTGCAAGATTCTTCATGCAACGGGTGAATTCAGCATTTGATGCTCGTGAATTGATATACTCACGCAAGTAAACATTGTTGAATGTCACCTCGCCGAGGTTGCGTGAGAAGTTATATGCAGGATATGGTTTATTTGGAAAGTCTTTCTCACGGGATTCATTTGCATCACCGAAACCATACACAACGAATGGAATATTCACTTTGCGACAGAATGCGGCCAAGACCATAATCTGTTCGAGTGAACCAGGCATATTGTCTGACATAGAACCAGAACGGTCAAGCAGAATAACCAGACCATGTGATTTGCCTTTTGGTGTGCGTTGCATCTTCTTAAAGATATTGTCATCCACTTGATACTTGTACAAGCGAGAGATATCAATGTCACCAGTGTTGGCAGTCTTAGTCTTTGAATATGCCTTTGCAGCTTTCTTCATTTCGAATTCTTTTGCCAACAGGGAGATATAACGGTCATTCTTAGATTTGAAATCGTTATACAACTTGGCAGGATTCAAAACATGAGGATACTTGGCAAAGTGGAACTCAAGTTGTTCATGTACACGCTTGTAACCTGTAACAATGTCAGCAAGGTTTGGTTTAGGGAATGTCACATAGATATACTCTTTGCAAGCCTGGTCAAGCAATGAAGTTTCGTTTTGACGGAACGCTTCGTCTGTTTTGCACTCAGGGTCGTATTGGTCAGAATCAGAAGAAACGGAATCTTTCTCACGCTGAAGCGTAGTATCACTTTTCTCTGTTTCGTTGGTTTTGGATTCTGTAGTTTCGTTTGCCGATTCTTGCTTAGTATCTTTGGCATCTACATCACGTTTTTCACCAACAGATTGAGAAGCATCTTCTTCTGTATCTTGTGGTTGACCATCTTCTTCTGATTCGCCAGTTTCAGTATCTTCTGGTTCTGATTCATCGGATGCTTCAGGTTGACCAAAGTCATCGCCATCATCGAAATCAGTTTCATCATCGAATTCGTCAAAGTCGGTTGACTTGTATTCGAATTTGAAATCAGGCATTTGCATTTCTTGTTGCTCTTGTTTTGAATAATCAAAAACAACCTCAGTAATGTCCAGAACATCTTGCCAGGTTTCTGCCGCTTCTACACGGTCAACCATTGCTTGTTCTTCTTTAGTGAATGTAATACCCCATTGAGTACCACCTTTTGTATAAAGGTTCAAGCGGTCAATGAATGGTAAATCGTTAGGGTTTGCACCTTTGAGTCCGAAAAAGTCACGGTCAATCAGTTGCTTGTATGCACGAATGAATGACGGACGAATACCAGGATAACGGCGTTTGATTTTCTTTTCGATACGGGCATCTTCTACCACATTCAAAAAGTGTTTATAGTGTTTGCCTTTTGACTTGTCAACAACGGCATCATGCCAACCTTCGGCAGGTGTTTCAAGTGCATGACCAACCTCGTGACCAAGCAAAAGGTCGTACATATCGCCTGACATATCTTGCCAAATAGGACAGTACAAAACACGGTTCTTAGGGTCGAAGCGTGCTGTTGAAATTTTCTGGTGTTGAATAGTCAAGTTTTCAGTAGCAAGCAACTTAGCTAACTGTGACTTTGATTCTACGGTGAAATTACTCATTATATGCCTTTTGATTCAATACTGGTAGTATAACACAAATTGAAAGACTTGTCAACCAGCGGTAAGCTGTTGATTCTAAAGACTTTCCTATTTGTAATACTTTGTTATTATACACTTTTGTTTGCGGTATAATTACTTTTTAACTTAAGCAACCAGTATAACACAGGCAAACGGAAAAGTCAAGGCATAAAAAAAAGAGTGTTGTATTTCTACAACACCCTTAGGAATGTGGAGCGGTGTGATTGATTCGCACAATCTGACTTAGTTGGGCACCAAATCTGTTCTACAACCACCGCAAAGTGGAGCGGATTCTATGATTCGCACATAGCGTTCAAGTTGGACACCTAAACTGTTCTATAACATCCGCATCTATACATTTATATATGCTCGCAATTCAGAAAATCACGGCATATGTGTATTATCTACCAATCTGACTTAGATACTTTGCCTTAGTTTCTTCCCAATTCATGTAAATCAGGTCGTCAAGGAACAGGGTATCATAAGACACTTTATCTTTCTTCTTTAAGAAACCGATACGACCACGAGCGTGTTTCTCTTTCCAGATTTTCACAAGTGCCTCGTAACTCGAATCAAACTTCTTAACCAATTGATTCTCTTTAATCTCACCACGCAAGAACTCATTCGTGTTGGTATACAACTCACTAAAGTAAATACCACGAGCATGGTCAGAACGAATCAACTCTTTTGGAATCTTCATCTGTGCATAAACGAATTGCAATGAACGATTCTTGTGGTCACGCTTGTAGGGTTGACCTGTTGACTTTGTTGCCACATACCACTCAAAGTATTTGCGTGTATGTTTTGCTTTCAACCAATCTCTAATCAAGTAGATTGTGTCTTTCTCTGGTTCATACGATACAGAACCTGAGGTGAAACCCATCTTCTCCCAGTAATCTAAACCATCATACTGAGACAGACCATTTGCCTTTGTGTTGCCATATAGTGATGTAGTTGTAACACCAACCATGATATCACCATATTGTTGTTTCCACAATCGTTGAACTTCATCAGACAAACAAAGCAGAGACAACAACTTGCCACCAACATAATTGTAACCAAGTGGTTGAGTTGGCACGATTGACGAACCGATACCTGTATGGTTAATCATGCCGCCTTGTGTCTTCAATGTTCTATCCCAACCGATGTACTTGTCACGAGGTGTCAAGTCAAGGAAGTCGGATGAAATTGTAACTACACCAAGATACTTACTTGTCTTGTTATCTTTTACAATGAAGTGCAGGTTACGACCAATGTTACTGTTGTTGCGACCATTCGTAATGAAACTCTTTAGTGCATTACAACGAACTGGCAAATCCATGTTGCGTTCAATATTGTAAGATACATCAGAACCATCAACACCTTTCTTGGTGCCTTTACCTGAATCGTCTGTGTATTCAAGTACTGGTTCTAAGTCCATGTAATCATCTACAGATTCGGGAATCCAAATATTAGATTTCGCCTCTGCGATATACTTCGCCTGAACTTGGTCTTTCAGGAAAGTTTGTTCACCATCGAAAAGTGTGTTCGTAGTTTCGGTAGGAAACTTTGCATGAATCTCATGCCACTTCTGATAGAGAGTGTATTCTTTAACATCCATTGCGGAAACGTATGTCAACTCTTTAATCATTCGTTCACGCAACAGATTTTCATCGACAACAGGCATCTTATCAGGAGGATTCTCCTCTAAGAATTTAGCCCATTGAACTTCTACATCATCTACTTTTGCCATTATTTGTGTGCTCTCACGTATGTCTTAATCAACTTACTCTGTTTCTTCTTTGCCATTTGCAAAGCAAGAGGTTTAACACGGTCAATCATTCGAATACCATTAAGGTGGTCGAGTTCATGCAAGAAACAACGAGCAGTCAACCCATCAAGGTGTACTTCTTGTAGTTCACCGTTTTCATTATAAAACTTCACATCAATTCCTGATGGTCGTTCTATTGTAACAGCTAAACCAGGGTGAGAGAGGCAAACCTCTTTATCTTTTTTCGTGTCTGCCGACAAACTGACTACTTCAGGATTAAAACACACCATCTGAAATTGGTCTGTGCCGATAATGAAGAATCGTTCCATCACACCAACCTGATTTGCCGCAAGACCAATTGCGCCGTACTGTTTCAATGTCATCTTCATGTTGGTAATCACATGATTCATTGCCGTATTCGGTAATGTGGATACATCAAACTCAGGCATTTTTTCAAGCAAACCCGGAAAGGTTTCAGGTAACACCTTATACGGTGCATTCTCTTTTTCCACCATACCCGTGGTGGTATCAATCTTTAACATTTCACTCATTTTATAATCCTTGAAAAATTCTTCACCTTCTCAAAACGAATCACACTACGGAACTTATCCTGTAGAATATCACCCTTGTGGGAGATAACAAACAGATTCACATTCTCTAACATCTGTAGAATGTTCATCAAGTATTCAGTACCATTTGTATCTAAACTACTGTCGAACACTTCATCCAAAATCAACAAGTTTGTATTTGCTGAGTTCTTCAATTTAGCAACTGCACGCCATGTTAACATTAATGCCATGTCGATTCGTTGTTTCTCACCTTCACTAAATGATGCATAACTGAATTCATCACGGTGACGAGACTTGATTGTTTCTTTGAAGCCTTCATCGAGGTTAAAGTTAACAAAGAAGTCTAATGTTGCAAGGTGTTTATTCACCAACTTGTTAATGATTGGCAAGTACTGACGAATGATTTTGGTTTTGATACCTGTATCTTTCAACAGATTAGAGGCAACTTCATAATAAGTCTTCTCGTCAATCAATGCCTTCAAGTCAGTTCTCAATGTTGCCAATGTATCATTTAGAATAGTCAACTGAGATTCTTCGGCAACAGAACTTTCTTTCTTCTCGTTCAATGCCTTGATTTCTTTTTGCAACTTGGTGATATACTTATTCGTTTCAGTAATGGTAGTATTCTTGGTCGCAATCTCAACTTGGTTTGCTTGAATCTGTTTCTGAATATCTGCAATAGCATTCAGTTTGTCTTGTTCGACAATCAGTTTTTGTTCAAGCTCGCCGAGACCATGTTCACATTTTTGGACTTTGTTGGTGAGACTGGTAAGCTCCGCTTCCTTAAACTCCAAGGCAATGGCTTGCCGACACGTTGGACAACTATCATTTGTGTCAAAGAAACGTATATCTTTTCGAAATTTGGATAAGTTGCTTTCAATCTGAGATTCAAGTTTGTTAAACGTTTTGACCTTAGTCTCAATTTCACTCTTGCTGACGACTTGTTCGGAGAGGTCCGATACAACTTGTGTAAGTCTGCCAATTTCATCATGTATGGTTTGTACCACACTCTGATTACTTTCAATCTCGTCTTCATACTGTTTCACCTTCGCATCATTGTTTTGTTTCTGTTCATTGATGTGCAACTGGTGCAATTCAAGTTTCTGCTCATTCAAATCAATGTCATACTTCTTAGAACTCATTAAGTCCTTGTTGTTTGTCATCTTGTCTTTGAGTACCGTATTCATGGCACTAAAGATTTGAATGTCAAGCAAGTCTTCAATAATTTCTCTGCGGTCTGCCGGTTTCAATTGCATGAACGGCACGAACGAAGCACTACCCAAGATAACAATCTGAGTAAATGACTTGTAGTTTAATTTGAGAATAAACTTCTCAAGGTGTTCTTGGTAATCTCTTACTGCTGCATCTTGGTTCAGCAATTCACCATTCACATAGATTTCAAACTTGTTAGGTTTGATTGCACGAACAATCTTGTATGACTTGTTGCCTACATCAAACTCAACTTCAACCACACAGTCTTTGCCATTGATAGAGTTAATCAATTGTGGTTTGTTGATATCACGGAACGGTTTACCAAACAAAGAAAAGCACAATGCATCTAGCATGGTGCTCTTACCAGACCCGTTAGTACCAACTACTAGTGTATTTGATTCTTGGTCTAATTGTAACTCTGTAAAGTAATTACCCGTTGAAAGAAAATTCTTCCATCGCAGTTTTCTAAAAATAATCATTCAGTCTCAGTATTCAAAGCTTCAACGTATAGTTCACGCATTACAGTTTTAAGTCTATCAGGTTCCACATTCACTTGTAGACCATCGATATACTTACCTAGAATTGTCATTGTATCTTCTGCTTGGTCAACCAACTCTGCATCTTCTTCGGTAATAACTTCTGTGAAGTCTTCAACGATTGAGATATCGGCAGGTGTTGCCTTGTAAAGATTGTCAATAACATTGTCGAACAGGTAAGGGTTCTGTTTATTCAACACAACCACTTTTACATATGCACTCTTGTATTGTTCAAAGTCATACGCTTTCCAAAATTCAAAATCTTGTGTACTGTCATCATATGTCAACTTGAAGAACATCTTGTATGGGTTCTCAATGAACGATAACTCACGTGTAGCAGTATCAAAGGTATGGAAACCACGAGGGTCATTATAATCTGCCCATGTCATTTCACCTGGTGTGCCAACGTAAGTAATCTGCCCATCGGTAGACTTGTGATGAAAGTGACCACTTAGGACTACATCATATCTCTTTAACATCGATTTGTCAATACCTTCGTGACAAACATTGCCTCGGTCCATTTCGAAACCAGCAATCTCAAAATGCCCGAATACGATTTCTGAGGTAGAGTTCTTCATAAACTCGGCAATCTGCACCTCGTTGTCTGTACAAATCCAAGGTATGATATCGATATCTACACCATCGATTGTTACCTTTGCAGGTGCATCATAGATGGTAATGTTCTCATACTCATTTAAAACCAATTGGGAAGAATTGACTTCAAGTGTATTCTTGTAGGTAACATCATGGTTACCTAACAAGGTATGGAACTGAATATCATAGTCGTGTAACTTGTTGAAGAAGTATTGGCGGGCAAGATACAGAGAGTTGAAGTTAATAAACTTTCTGCGGTCAAACAGGTCGCCTAGTTGATAGACAACCTTGATATCATTTTCTAGCAAGTATGGGAAGAACACATTGTCGTAGAACTTCTTATAGTGTTGGTGAAACTCTAATGAATCACCACGCATTCCAAAATGTGTATCACCTAAAATAACAATCTTCATTTGCGTTTCTTCGCTTCAGCATCAACGACACGTTGCCTCAATTCTGTTGTTGAGAAACTATGTCGGCGGGTATTAAAATAAAACTCCATATCAATATCATTACCTGTAAAAGGTTTGCCTTGATATTCGTCTCCAAGTATTCTAACATGAATTGGATAAGAAAGCAAGAGGTCAATCAACTCTTTTTCCGTAGCATAAACAACTACTTCATCCACATATTTGCAGGCATCTAACTGTACGAATCTTTCGAATACCGATTGAATAGGTTTGTTCTTCTCAGGTCTATCAATCGTTGGGTCCGTTTGTAATCCAACAATCAGGTAATCACATTGTTCTCTTGCCTCTTTGAGCATCATTACGTGCCCGGCATGGAACAAATCAAAACATGAACAGGTAAAGCCTACTTTCATTCTTCTTCCTCGGGTATTTCTTCGATGTTGAGAATGTCTGCCGGCACTTCAAGCATATCTTCGGTAACTTCTTCAGCTTCAACGAACTTGTCTAGTCCTTTTGCCTTGTTCTTTTTCTTCTTTTTGTTTTCTTCGAATGTCTCAATGAACTCAGAAATATTATCATACAGTTGGAACTGTTGCATATTACCTTCTGCGTCTTCGTACATTTCACCTTCGTTTAGTATGCCGAACTGTTGTGTTGCCTTGTACTTGACATACAACTGTTTCTTCTCCTTCATAATCCTACGGAGAAAGGCAAAGTAAATAATCTGTGTGAAGTATGCAAACGGGTTCTTTGACTTGGTTTCATCAAAGTTGCGGAAGTACATGATACAGTTTTCAATACCATCCGATATCATTTCATCACGGAATGAATACATGATGAAGTTTGGTTTGCGTGATAAGTGTTCTGCAATCTTTAGAAAGCATTCACCCACATAATTCGGAATCTGTGGATGTGATTTGCCTTCGGCATCTGCCTTCTTGCATTTTTCTTTGTAGTCAACTAATGCGGTAAGGAAGTCTGCATTGTTAACATAGTGTCGTGGTGCCTTCTTAGGGGCAAGGGTATCAATTGTTGTCATAATGTCTCCATAATATGTTGTAGTGATTATATACTACATTGGTACTAATGTCAAGTCTTTCTACACCTTTGCCTCATTTAATGCTTGACACATGATACTATCTCGGTGTTGCTGTTTAAGATTAATGTAACAACCGCTTCCTAGTACCTTTTAATATCTCGTTCATGCGGTCGAGTTCTATATCTTCCTCGTCTTGCACTTCTAGTTCATCGTCTTCTTCGTTGAACACTTCACTAAAGGTAGGGTTGTCACGCACATCATTACGGTGCGACTGCAACGCCTCATCTACATCCTCATCATCCATCAATGCCTTTGCCTCAGAGCAAGCATTTTGATAATACTCAATCAACGATGCCTTAGGTTC